CTGTTCCCTTGTCGGCTGCTTCACTCTCAAACGGTACACGGTTGATAGCATCCAGAAGGTCTTGCTTCAGGCTCTCTTCGATTTCTTCCGGAGAGCGTTTATACTCTCCGGTTTCATTATCAATGTTCCAGAAGTTTTCCACTTCTTCATCAGCTCTCAGATACTTGTCGAATTTGTCAAGTAATGAGGGATAGATTCTATAACTAGGCTGCTTCATATATTTTTTTGACTTTGTCGAATTTCAACCCTAATTCCTTGCATCTTTTATTCAGTAGCATACCTGCTTGTAATTTGCTGTCAAAGATATGCTGCAGGCTCTCCAGTGATTGTTTCACTTCGTTGGCCGTGTCCGCATCCGCTACCATGGCTATCTGTTCCTTGATAACTTCCATAAGACCTTCATATTCGGAGGACAGTTCTGCCTGTTTTTCCTGATAGGTCTGATAAGTGTTTACAATCTTTGTCATAAAGTCGTTCGGTCCGGTGATTGTACCTTCTGCATTAATGATAACTGGTATCTTTATGCGTGCCGGAAGATTGCAGGTATTTTTACCGTAGAATTTCTCGCACGGATCAAAAGAGATGGTTCTGTCCTTACCTATGGCTTCCATATAGCCTACAAGATCAAGCTCTTTAATCAGGTCACCGGCAGAAGAACCTCCGATTTCCGGGCGTATCTGTTTGTCCTCTCCGTTCTTTTCCTCGCGTTCATGGGCTACGAATATTACTGATTTACCCATTAGTGTGACTTGGTTTACGAAGTTGATGAACATATTCTTTCGTACTCCATATCCTTGCAGGGACAGTGTGCCATCCGCTTTCTTCATTTTGGGATTGTTTTTCATTATATATTTATCCATGAAGGATAACATTTTTCCTGCCGTATCAATAACGATGGTCTTGTATTCGGCAATTTCTCCGCTCGTAAGAACTTCATCCACCTCTTCCCATTTGGAAATTTGTACGGTGTCTACACGGTGGGCTGCATTCACACGGTGAACGCCACCGTCAAAGTCCAGGAGTAGTGGCTGGGGAGAGCTTAACGCCAGTGTGGTCTTTCCCATACCAGGTTGTCCGTAGATTAATGCCGACAGGGCATTCTTAACTGTCAGTTCGTTAGGTTTTTTGATAAGTCCCATAATCAATAATTTTTAGTGGTTAATAAATGAGTTAAAAAAAATAGTTCCCGGATAGTCGGCCAGGACACACCGGGATAAATAAGGATATAGAATATAACATATAAAGAGGGCTCTCACCTCACGCTGTCCTTTCCAGCGGCTTTGGGTTAAATTATTATCTAACAAATTGCTCTCTGCTTCACTGCCTTGAAGTCTCTAACATGGCTACGTTTAAAGGGTGTACGGCTCCCTC